GTGCAAAGTACTGCCGGCTCGGAGCGCGCCGAGGAGGGGCGGCGCGTAGTCGTCGACCGAGTGCTCTACTGGCGGCCCGAGGACCGCGACGGCCGTGTGGATCTCGCCAAGGTGGAGGCGGCCGTGCTGCGCATGTGCAAGGCGTACTGCGCGAGGCTGCGGTTCGACCGGATGCAGGCCGAGCAGCTGACGGGGAACCTGGCGCGGTCGGGCATCCGCACGGAGGAGTTCGTGTTCAGCTCAGCCGGGGCGAACCGCCTCGCGCGCCCGGTGTTCGTCGCGCTGCGGGACCAGGCACTATCGCTGCCAGATGACGAGGAGGTGCGCTCAGAGTTCGTGAGCACGCGCATGGTCGAGACAGGGCCGGGCACGGTGAAGCTGCAGAACCCGCCGGGCACACACGACGACATCGTCGCGGCCGTGGGCATGGTGATCTCTGATCTGATGGATCAACCCGAGCCGGGCGGCGGCATGGTGACGGTGCCGAGAGGCCGGGTACGGGCGTCTGGGCTCGCTGAGCGGGTCGCGGGGCGCCCGTCGTTGCGGTTCCCGCAGCAGGCTCGCGCAGCGGTGCAGGAGAGCATGCCGCATGGGCTCAGCCGAGCGGAGATCGGACGACCACGGGGCCGATGAGCGCCATTCTTACTCGGGGTCTTTGCCGGGCTGCGTTGGCGGTTCCTCGACGCCCGCCGTCATTTCCTGGCGCATGAGGTGGGTCAGGAAAGAGACTCCCTGGACCAGGGGGTCCAATGCGGTGCCCCACATCGTCAGGGCCGGATCATCCTCGGTCGTGACGTCTCGCTGACCTTGTGGACTCCACCGGCGGGCCCATTCCTTGCGGCGCTCTTGCTGCGACGAGTGCAGGTCGCGGGCGGCGGACGCAACCTTGTGCGAGGCGAGCAGTTCTACCTCGGTGCGCACGTGCCACTCATCGCGATCGGCTGCCTCGGCCTCATCGGATCTACGCTGCCAGGTGCCCGACACGACGGGGCGAAAAGTCAGGGCCACCCGATCGCTCACCTCAAGGTAGCGACGGTAGACCTCAAGCCTCTCGCCCCGCAGCTGGGCCTCATGGCCCCGATGACGGTCTGCGCTTGCCTGCTCGGTCTGGTGATTGAGCTGGCGCGTGAGGTCTCTTGATTGCTGTTTCGTCGCGCGGACGGCGAGGAATGCCGTCACGATCACGCCCGCGATGGACGCGAGCGGGGTGAGCACACCCGGGGTGAGGAGTAGGTCGAGCACGTGCGCGGGGTTCACGGGCCGAGACTATGCGGTGCGATGCGCGCTGCGGACGATCCGAGCGGATACGTCTGCCGTGGCCGAGGGCCAGAATCTCGCGATCGAGTACGATTCTCGATCACCACCGGGCATCATGTGGCACATGACCAAGACGTCGGTCTCCGTTGGCTCTCTCCTGAACGTCGAGGGCGTCCATAGCCTGCTGACCGGAAGGTGGGCGGATAGCCATCGAGACGCGCAGGATGGAAGCGCATCGCGATGAGACCGTGTCGGGACTGCGGCGCACCGATGGATCGCAGCGAGTACATCGTCGAGGACGACCCGCTCACGCCGCTGCAGTTCGCGATCTGCCGAGGTTGCCGCGTGAGGCGAGAGGCGGCGACTGGGCGAGCCGTCCGCCCACGTCGCACCGCCGCCGGGTCGACGCGCAAGCGCTGCAACAACTGCTCCGAGGTGAAGGACGTTTCCGAGTTCTCTCCCGTCGGAACCTTCGTCACGGGCGAAACCAAATACGGCACGAAGTGCAAAGCATGCAATGCATCGATCAAGCGGGCGAAGCACGTACCTGCGCCGTACGACTGGAGCACCTGGCGCCCGAAAGAGACCAAGATCTGCAGGGTGTGCGGGCTGGAGATGCCTCTCTCCGAGTTCCCCAAGAGCCGGATCTCCACGCATGGTCAGCAGCTCCACCACGGGACATGCAAGAGCTGCGGAGCAGGTAAGTACAAGGATTGGCGTGCGACTCAAGATCCGGCGAGACTCAAGGCGCAGCGCCGAGTCTGGCTGTTCAACCTCGACCATGAGTCGTACGCGCAGATCCTCAGCTCACAGGGCGGCGCCTGCGCGATCTGCGCGACCCCTTTCGCCGAGGACGGCCGAGACGTCTACGTAGACCACGATCACGGCTGCTGCCCCGGCAGGCGCTCGTGCGGGAAGTGCATCCGAGGATTCCTGTGCAACCGATGCAACACCGCGCTGGGCCAGCTCCGAGACAGCCGGGAGATCACAGCAGCAGCACTCAGCTACGTGGAGAGCCCCGCACGTCCCCTCTCAGCCTCGCCGGATGCCTGGTACAGCGAGCAGGATCGCTGGCTGATCTCGCACATGATGAGCGCCGACGAGTTCGCTGCACTTCGCGAGCAGCAGGGCGGCAAGTGCGCGATCTGCGTGGAGCCGAACGCGAACCTGGAGATCGACCATGATCACAGCTGCCACCCCGGGCTGAAGTCGTGTCGGCGGTGCATCCGTGGGCTGCTCTGCCCGCATTGCAACAAGGGCGTAGGGCTACTGCAGGACTCTCCCGAGCGTCTGCGAGGCGCGCTGTCATACCTGGATTGTCGGCCTCTCTCCGACGACCGAGCCGTCCAATGAGAGCACTATTACTCGGTTGGTGTCCCTACCGGGATGGCCGCCGTCATCAGCGTGACACGTACTCGAACGATCGTGGCTCCCGCACCCGCGGATGCACCTCAACGCGGACCTTCCCATACCTGCCGCCCGGCGTGACCGTGATGTCCTCGAGGAGCAGCGTGAGCTCCTCTCGACGTGCGGGAACATCGAGCAGTAGCCAGTCCTCAGCGAGCCGGATGACGTCACGCTCGAGCGGAGGCGGCGCCGCGGCTCGCTCCCTCGCTGCCTCGAGGTCGCCCTGGAGCTGGCACAGACGAGACTCGAACGTCGCTGCTGCGCGCGAATGAGCTTCCTCGCTGATCTTTTCCTCGGCGAGCCTCATCGCTAGACGCCCCATCGCATCATAGGTCTTCTCCAACTCCCGCTCGAGCACCCCCGTTGGATCCTGGACAGTCTGCGGCACATCTAGATCGACGGTGCCCTCGAGTTCGGCGGCGGCCTCTCCTACCCATGTCTCCACGGCCCGCTCCGCGTGGACAGCAAGGGTGATGCCCTGTCCGTGTGCGCGACCCTCGACGCTTTCGCGGCATCGAATCTGCGGCCCGGACTCCCGGGCTGGTCGCTTCGAGTACTGCATCCGGCCACCGCACACCCCGCACCGGATCAGCCCTGACAGCAGGTACTCGGACCGCTCGCCACGCGGCCGCGCCGCCCGCTCCTCCCGGCGTCTCCGGTACCGGGTCCACTCCCCCGGGGTGATCACCGGCTCGTGCGCCCCGTCGAGGTACTCGCCCTTCACAAGCAGCTTCCCTGCACCGAACCCGGAGTCAAGGACGCGGCGCAGCGTCCGCGAGTGCCAGGGCGCCGCCATGACAGACCCGTACCCAGCGGCGGGCTCCGCGCCCGTGGATCGGATCCACTGTGTGAGGGAGTAGACCGACTCTCCGGAGAGGTAGCGGCGGTACGCGTCGGCGAGGATCGGCCCGGTGATCGGATCTGGCATGTGGAGCTTCTGGTCGCGGTCGTACTGGTAGCCGAAGCGGGCCTTCCCGTTGGCTGGTCGGCCGGCGGCGAGGCGGCGGGCGTGGGCTTCGCGCCAGCCGTCGCCGATGCGCTCGGACTCGAAGGCGGCGAACTCGACCATGACGCCGCGGGCGAGGCGGCCCGTGGAGGTGGACGTGTCGATCGCTTCGGTTGCTGACTCGATCGCGCCACCGGCCTGCTCGACGGTGTCGGCGGCGACCGCCCAGTCCTTCCTCGAACGCGACAGTCGCGACCACTTCCACAGGATGATCACGTCAACGCGCTTCTCTTCGACCATGCCCATAACGCGGCGCACAGCGGGCCGGTCGAATGTCCGCCCCGAGATTCCCGGGTCTGCCTCGACCGCGACGACTTCGTACCCCTGCGCGCGGGCGTACTGCCGGCAGGCGGCCTCCTGCAGCTCGAGGCTGATGGACTCTTCCCGGTACGTGGACTGCCGCATGTAGATCACGGCACGCTTCGACACCACGACGGCGACTCCCTCCATTGGTCAGTGTTTCCAGTGAGCGTCGCGCAGTCGCTCGGTGAGGGCAGCGCGTTCACAGTCGGTGAGGGTGTGGAGGCGGTCGACGACGGTCTCGGGCATGACGTCGAGTTCTTCAGCGATCTCGGCCGGGTACGGGGACCATGCGGCCGCCTCGCCGAGCTCGTCGACGCGGATGAGGCCGCACGCGACCTGTCGGTCGATGCCGTTCTCCACCACTGCGAGGCAGTGTCCTTCGTGCCCACGGACGTAATGGACAAGCTCGTGGTCGAGGACGACGCGGCGGTCAACCGCGGTCAGCTGTTCGTCGAGCCAGATCGTGGTGGCGCCGTCGGTGTAGCCCAGCAGGCCCTCGGGCAACGCCGCGTCGAGGATCCGAGGTTCAAGCATGACCGGACGGTAACCGGACACGGCGACATCTCAGCGAGTAGCGTCTGACTTGTCCTTTAGTAGTGGAACACCCTCGAGTTCGACCTTCTTGCGGCGGGCGCCGTCAAGCTCGTCACCGAAGAGGCTGTAGTTCAACCAGTAGAGAGCGCGGAGGCCTCTGATCAGGATGATCGCGAGGATGTAGCCTCCCACGACGAGTGACCATCGGGGACTGAGCGAGTCGGTCGCTAGCAACGAAACTGACACGGCGGCCGCCACTAGGGCCGTGGCCAGGATCGATAACCAGTTACGTCGGATCTCCGGACGGAACTTCTTGAATGCCGCGTTCATCAGCATGTTCGTCGACTGGTACGTCATCGTGCACACGAAAGTGGCCGAGGCCAGCACTAGCGCGCTGAGCGTTCCCAGGGACGTGTAGATCGCGGCCCGCTGGCTACTGAGCGCTGGATCGTCTAGGCCCAACGCCCCGACACCCCAGAACGCCCATGCAGCAGCTGCGACAATCGCTGGCGCCTGGTCATAGATCGGACGGGAAGTGATCCTGTCCATGAGTGTCGGTCTAGGGTCGTCCGGCTTCGTCATCGCCCGCTCCTTCGATGATGGCGTTCACCCTACTCTCCATCTCAGCTCGGACATCTGACAGCCGGGCCATCAACGTGGAGAACTGCACCACCTCGGACTCGCTCGGGTCGACCTCGAACGTGGAGGCGAGGTCATGGGCTGCGAGCTCGAGCACTTCGTGCGTGCCGTCGTCGTTGATGGTTGTGACCTTGCTTCGAGCCGCCGGAGCAATGAACCGCGCCACGTCGTGACGGATCGAGTCGTAGAAGCTGCGCTGGGTCTTGATGCCCTGGGACTGGCTCAGGAGCTCGATCTTCATCGAGATCCTGACGTCACCACCGATGGAGGCAGCAAACTTGTCGGACAGCATCGCAGGGCCCGCGGCGTCGACCACCGGCTCGCCATTGGCATCGAACAGCATCCGGGTGGAGTCGATCGTTGTCTCGAAGGCCTTCGCGCGGTTGACGCCCCTGAACTCGTCCAGCTGGCTGTCGTCGATCAGCGGTTCCACTCCCCAGTGCTTACCTGCTCCGAGCGGCTGAAACATCTCGAGGAAGCCTCGCACTGCACCTTGCTTGACGGCTCCAACGCTGCCCTGAGTGAGGGCGAAAGCATTCCCCACCTCGAAGAACACCACGCCAGTAGAGCGGAACCAGCGTTCGGCCTCCCTCGCTCCCTCGTCCGCTGCTTCGGCGTTCATCGCATCTACGATCGACCCGGTTGCGGGGTCCTCCTTGCTCAGGAAGTCCGGGTCCAACGGCTTGTGCATGCCAAGCATGTACCTGTGGTCATGCTCGAAAGCCTCGAACCGGAGCCCTTCAGCGTTGGTTCGGCTGGGGGTCTCGAGCTCCGAGATGTCCTTGAGCACCTGCTGCCAGTCAACCTGATCGATGTCGACACGGGTGCCGCTGTCGAGCACATACGCGCGAAAGAACCTGGCGTGCTTCTTTCGAATCGGCGTGGCCATCACAAATCATCCCCCTCAGCGTCGCGGTTCTGCTGCTCGCGGGCCTCGCGGCCGCGGTTCCTGCCTCGCTTCGCGGCGACGTCGAAGTCGGGCTGCTCCCACGGGCGCGAGGCACCACTGTCGGACCGAGGTCGGTCCTGCACGTTCAGTCCTATGCCTGTGTCTGCCGGGCCGGCGGACGCCCGCCTCTCAGCAAGGTGCCGCAGCAGCTCGTCAAGCTGCCCGGCCGCCTGCTCGCGTAGCACCCGAAGATCAGCGTGCTCGCGCTCCTCGACCAGATCGAAGACAAGCGGGAGAAGCTCGTTGGTCGGCATGTCGGGCGTCCAGGAGTGCTTACCCGTCTGCGGCAGGGTCGGGTCGATCGGCATCTTGCCGAACGGCACCTCGCTTGTTGAGCCATCTGGCTGAGGCGGATCCGCCACGCGAGTGTCGGTGTCGTCTGGCGTCGGCTGTTGGTGGTCGGTGGCATCCTGCATCTCCCGTACTGCCGCGAGGAGGATCCTGCGGTCGCGTGTGGAGAGGTCGGAGTCCCGGGCGATAGCGACGGCGGCGCCGGCCTCTGGCTGGTCGAGGTCGCGAACGCCCATCGTCTCGAGAGCCGCAGCACCCACGAGGCGCTCCGGAACATCGAGCCCGACTGCGAGGGCATGGATCGTCTCGTACGTGATCGAGCTGATTGGCTTTTTCTTCAGCCGCGCCACGTAGGCGTGAGAAATCGTCCGCCCTGTCCGCTCATCGATGCGCCGCGCGATCTCGCGCAGCGTCCAGCCTCTCGAGTCCTCGACGGACTGGATCAACTGGCCGAGCGGGTGCAATGCGTTCACGGCGGAATCCTCTGCGGTCGGATGACGAAACGCCACCAGGGCGGGCACCGGCACGCGCCCCCAAGTGGACACTAAGAGTTTCGCAGATTGACCAGACGTGCGCGCGTCACAGCAGGACACGCCGTAAACCGCAGGTCAGAACTTGTCGCTTGCATGTGGACACTACGGGGTGCATCATGTGCTCCATCAGTGGACACCTGGACTCGAAGGAAGTACAGTGCATCTCGTCACCGCACCCCCAACTATCGGAGCGATCTGGATGGAGCTCATCAACCGCGACAAGCTCATCCGCCGCATGGACAAGCTCAACGTCTCCCAACGCGAGCTCGCACGCGCAGCAGGCTGGAAGTCGCACAGCTACATGCGGCGACTCATCACCGGCGAGGCCAAAACCCTCAACACGGACCCAGCCCTGCGCATCGCGCACTACCTCCATCTCGACGTCGACGACATTTTCGTGACTCGAGTGGACTCCCCCAGAGCACGGGTGGGCACCCCGGAGCCACAGCGTCGTGTCAAGACAGCCGCCTGACCACAACAAGAAGCGCCCCCACACGGCCAGGTGTGGAGGCGCACGAACCCCGAAGGGAACTCTCATGACTCAGCCTACCGTCCGCGACCAGATCCAGGCCGGCATCAACGCCCGCACCCGCATGGACATGCCACTCGGCACCGGCGTCGCCTTCTCCCGCGCCTACCGGCAAATGCTCGGCCTCGACGGCACGAGCGTCGAAGACGCCGCCCGCGCTGCCCACACCCCCACCGGCCCACCGATCCACGTCCTCGAGGACAAGATTCGCGCCCGCCGCGCGCACGCCTGGGGCCACGCGGCATGAACCCCTACGGCTACGACGTCATCGGCGGTGCCGTCCTGATCACGATCGGCCTCGCCACCTTCATCGGCTTCATCGCCCACACCGCCCTCCTCGAACTCCACCAACGCCACGCCCGCAAGAAGGGACCCACACGATGACCAACCCGACCCCCGACGAGCAGGTCAGCGAACTCGAGGAGCTCGCCATGCACCGCGCCAAGATCGCCGAGGAGACCAAGAACCTCGACACCCTCCGCAAGGAGTACGACGAGAAAATTGCTGCACTCGCCGGAGAAGGCACCACCCAAGCCGGCCCCTACAAGATCTCGGTCACCCGCGCCCGCCGCCTCGACGCGAAGAAGATCGAAGCCGCCTACCCCGTCGCCCAACACCCAGAGATCTACAAGCGTGCCGTCGACACCGACGCCTTCAAGAAGACCGTCGCCGAGAACAACCGCGAGCCCTACACCACCCTCGGCTCCCCAACCGTCCGGATCTCCTGATGACCACCCTCGAGCAGCTCCTCGGCCACAACGAGACCGCGGACACCCGCACGGACATGCTCACGCTGATCGAGAACAGCATCCGCCGGCAGCCCCGGTCGATGCAGAAGCTCATCGGACCCTCCGAGATCGGCACGGACTGCACCCATTGCCTCGCCGCGAAGGTCGCCGGCTGGGAAGAGACCCAGCGCGACACGGCCTGGCTGCCGATGATCGGGACCGCCGTCCACGCCGCGCTCGCCGAGTTCTTCGAGGCCGACAATCGACAGTCGCTCGCCGCTGGGCGCCGAGCTCGTTGGCGTCCAGAGCATCGCGTCGAGGTCGGCTCCATCGGTCCTCACCACATCTCCGGCACCTGCGACCTCTACGACACCGCCACCGGCACCGTCGTCGACTTCAAGATCGTCGGCGCGGAGACCCTCCGCACCGCTAAGGCCGCACCGAAGCCCGTCTATCGCACTCAGGTCCATCTGTACGGCCGTGGCTACGAGAACGCCGGCCACACGCCGGAGCGCGTGATGATCGCGCACCTCCCGAGGAACGCCGTCTCTCTCACGCAGGCCGTCATCTTCGAGGAGCCCTACGACCGGACCGTCGCCCTCGAGGCCCTCGAGCGGGCGAACCGTGTCCACGCGAACGTCACCACCCTCGCGTCCATCTCCGAGGCCGCGCGCGACGAGTGGATCACCAGCCAGCCCCGCGCCGACGGCTGTTTCTCCTGCCGCCGCTACCCGGACTGGGCCACCCAACCGTCCCGGCTCGCCACCGAGCTGGGCCTGACCAACACCCGTCACATGACCAGGAAGGCAGCATGACCATGAACGACCTCTCCTCCCTCGACCAGATCCTCGCCGGCGGCGGCGCCACCGCGAAGTTCGAAGCCCCCGGTGACCTGTACACCGGCGAAATCGTCGACGTCGCCATCCGACAGGTCAACGACTACGACACCGGTAAGCCCGCGTTCTGGGACGACGGCCGCCCCCAGGAGCAGATCGTCGTCACCATCGCCACCAGCGAGACCACGAGCCCCGATGACGACGGCCACCGCAACGTCTACATCAAGGGTTGGGGCGACCAGCTCAAGGCGTTCCGGCAGGCCGCCAAGCAGCTGGGCCGCAACCCCCGCCCCGGTGATCAGTTCACCGCGACCTATGTCGGCGATGGAGAGCGGAAGAACCCGCGGTTCAACCCGCCGAAGCTGTTCCAGTACGAGGTGACCGCTGGCACGGCGGGCCTGTCGAACCTCGTGGAACAGGCTGCAGCGCCCGCCCAGCCGGCCTCCACGGACTCGACTCCCCAATCGGCAGCGCCATCGACCGATTCGACACAGCAGGGGCCCGGTCCGCAGGAGAAGGCGAAGCAGCTGATCCAGCTGGGACTGGACGACCAGACCATCGCGACGCAGCTGCAGATGGACGCCGACGTGATCGGCATCCTCCGCCAGAACCTCGCCGCCTGAAACGGCCGCCCCGGATGGCGCAGCGCGGATCGTCCCCGCGCCGGGGCACTGACCCTGCCTATCGAAAGGAGACCCTCATGGCTTTCGTGAAGATGAAGAAGAACAAGGCCAAACGAGGCCGCGCGTCCGGCGGCCCGAGCATCACAATCAGCAAGGCCCACACGATCAGCCTCAACACCGAAGCGTGGGAGGCGATCGGCTCCCCCGCTCACTGCTACGTGGAGTGGGACGCAGACGACTGCCTGATCCGCCTGGTCGCATGCACCGCCGATGACCCGAACGGCTTCCCCCTCGACGGGAAGGTCGGGCCACGCTTCGGTGCCCGCCAGCTCTTGCGAGATCTCGGCCTCGACCCCAAGGGCGAGACCCGCCGCTTCCCGACCCGGCGCGACAGTCGGCTCTCGCTCATAGCGGACGTGTCGGAGATGCCTGCCGCAGGCGGCGTTGTCCCTCTGAGGCGCACCGCATGACTCGCCGCAGAGTCCTCCTGCATCACGTCGTCGGCACGGCCCGCTGGTGCGACAGCTGCCATCACGAATGCCGCTTCCCCATCTACGCATACGCGGGCGCCGACCCCACCAACGCCTCCGAGATCGGCACCTACTGCCCCAACTGCACCAAGGACACCCCATGATCCACACGAGCCCCTCCGGTACCTCCGCGGACCACTTCGACTACCTCGACAATAGCGAAGACTCCTCCGACGTCTGTTCGGATCCCGTCCACGCGACCGCGACGTCAACGGGCAAGGAGCACGGCCCGTTCCTCCCGGAGAGCATCGCTGACGCGCAGGGCGAGACCACTGAGGCCATCACGCGAGCGGCATCCCGATGACCAACCACGCCTCCGGCTGTACCTGCCCCGAATGCCGACGCCAATGGAACACGAAGGCTCGCCGCCGGTACCGCGAGCAGCATCCGGACGCTGAGAAGCGCGGCGCGCAGACACCACCGGAGCATGGCACTCGCGCCCGGTACGTGCGCCACAAATGCCGGTGCGAGCTCTGCCGCCGCGCCAACGCCGCCTACGCCCGCATGCGCCACGAGGAGCGGGAAACGCTCCACGGGAATCTCGCCCGTGGTGACGACCTCGAGATCCTCGACCGGTCCCTAATCACCCGGGGAAAGGCTCTCGAGGCGGTCGGTTCCACCGAGACCGAAGCACGGCTCGACGAGATCATCCGGCTCCGCACCCAGATCGCCCGAGTCCGTCGGGCCCGCGACAGGGCAAGGACAGCCGCATGACCGCATGCCCCTGCAGGCCAGCACCTGACCAACGCTGCCCGTCGAAGCTGGCCGACTCCTGTTCGTGCTCCCTCCCGGAGGACCACGACGGGCTGCACGCGCACTGCATCCACGCCGCTTCGCTGACCGAGCACCACGCCTACCAGTGGGCCACACCAGCAGAACCCTCTGCTGCCTCGACGTGAGGCCCCCAAACCATCCACTCCGCCATCGACAACCACCTGGGAGGTTCCGCGTGACCATGACCGCCACCCAGCCACACCCCGCACCCCCGCTCACCATCCCCGACATCACAGGCCTCGACACCCTCACCGCCGCCTTCGAATACGCCAAGCACGGCTGGCACGTCGGCCCCGTCCGCCCCGGCACCAAACACCCCGGCTCCATCCTCGGCAAGCAGTGGCAGTCCAAGACCACCCGCGACCCCGAGATCATCGCCGACACCTGGATGACCCACACCGACGCCGGCATCTTCCTCCACGTCGGCCGCTCCGGCGCCATCGTCATCGACGTCGACACCCCCACCAGACTCCCCGACGTCCTCACCACCGCCCTCACCGAACACCCCGCACCCTTCCAACGCACTCGCCGCTCCGACGCCGCCCGCCGCCACTACATCTACGCCCAACCCGCAGGCCGCACCCTCGGCAACGGCCTCGGCCGTCTCCCCACCGGCTGGGGAGACCTCCGCGGCGCCAACGGCGTCATCATCGTCGCCCCCACCACCCACCCCGACCCCGACGGCCACTACGCCTGGGGCCGCACCGGCCCTGTCCCCCAGCTGCCCAACGAGATCGCCGAACTCCTCGCCAACACCAGCACCCCCGTCGACGTCGCCACCGACCAAACGATCCGCGACTTCATCTCCCAGCATGACAGCGGCGACGACCTCGACAAGCTCCGCACCCTCACCGCCACCTACAAGAAGACGATCGCGGCCGGCGACTCCCGCCACCAACGAGCCGTCTCAATCCTCGCCGGGATGCTCAAGGAAGCCGCCGCCGGCTACTATCCCGCCGCGCAGGCGGAGCAGCAGCTGCGCGAAGCGTTCCTCGACGCCGTCGCCCAGCCCGGCCACGGCCAGCAAGGCACCGCCCGCACCGGCCACGCCGCCCTCGAGGAATGGCGCGGAATCCTCGCGTGGGCCGTCGCCCAAGCCGCCCACGCCGACCCGCAGGCCACCATGGAGCGCGCCCAGGACCACGCCCCCGTCGACCTCTCCACCCTCGTCGACACGGCCAGCGCCGCCTCCTCAAACCCGACCAGCGAGAACACAACAACGTCGCAGGCCACGGGCAGCGCCGAGACTGCACCCTCGAGCGACCTCGACCGGCTCCTCGACCCCACCACCGCAGCAGCAGCTGCAAGCGATGAGCCCGCCCCCTCGTGGCGGCCCCTCGACCTCACCGCCATCCTCGACGGCACCTACACCCGGCCCGAACCCACCATCATGCCCCGCACCGACGGGCCCGCCCTGTTCTACCCGGGCAAGGTCCACACCGTCTACGGCGAATCCGAATCCGGGAAGTCCTGGATCGCCCAACACGCCGCCGCCACTACCGTCACTGGCGGCCGCGTTCTCTTTATCGACTTCGAATCCGACGCGCCTGACGTCACCGGCCGCCTCACCGCCCTCGGCACCACCACCGAGCAGCTGCTGAGCGACGCGTTCGCGTACGTCCGCCCCGAAGCATCCCCCCACACCTTCCACGAAGCCGACGAGTTCGCCCAACTCCTCGCCCAACAGTGGGACCTGTGCGTCCTCGACGGCGTTACCGAAGCCCTCGGCCTCGACGGAAAGTCCACCATGGACAACGACGAGATCACCGCGTGGATGCGCGACATCGCCCGCCGCATCGCCCGCACCACCGGCGCGGCCGTCATCCTCGTCGATCACGTCGTCAAGTCCACCGAAGGCCGGGGCAGATTCCCCATCGGAGGACAGGCCAAGATGGCCGCCATCGATGGGGCAGCGTTCCTCATCGAACCCCTCACCCCCATCGGTCCCGGCCTCGACGGCACTCTCACCGTCCGCGTCACCAAGGACCGCCCCGGCGCCGTGCGAGCCCACGCCGGGGCCTGGCGGAAGAGCGACCGCACGCAGGAAGCCGCACGCGTACGCCTCGACTCCACACACGGCGACGGCACCACCACCGTCACCGTGCAGCCACCCGAATACGGAGAACTCCAAGCCGCCGACCCCGACAAGCCATTCCGCCCCACGAAGGTCATGGAAAAGATCTCCCGCATTCTCGAAACAATGCGAGAAGAAACCTCCCTGCGTGGCCTTCTCGACCTCTACAGAGACTCAGGATCGAAGGCACGCCGCGGCACCGTCATCGAGGCCATCAACCACCTCGCCGACGGCGGCTGGATCGTTGAGACCGAGGGGCCCCGCCGGGCCCGCATGTTCCGCTCGGCGAACGTCTACCGGTCCCACAGCGACCCCGACAGCGACGACTTCACCGGCGATCTGGCCACCTACACCACGACCGTTTCCGACCGTTACTCCACTGTTCCCGGAAACGCAGGGGGACCGCTCCCCGATGACCGTTCCCCGGGGCCCCTTACGGGGGGCCCCGGGACGGAACGGTCGAGGGGTCCCCAAACGGAGCACTCAGACCGTGTCCGTTCCCCCGAGCAGACCTACGTCAACCAGTTCACCGGAGAGATCCACGTCGGAGAAGAGGACCCCCAATGGTGACCACGCCGCCCCCCTTCCAGCCGACGCCGTTCCCCTACCAACTCGACGGCGCCTGCGCCGCCGTCTGGAACGGCCACACCCTCATCGCCGACGAACCCGGCCTCGGCAAAACAATCCAGGCCCTCCTCGCCGCACGAATCATGAACACATCCCGCGTCCTGATCATCTGCCCACCCATCCTCGTCACCAACTGGGAAAAAGAAACCCGCCGCACCCGAAACGCGGAATGCATCAACGGAGACATTCTCTCCATCACCGCCGGCAGCAAGACCCCCGAGCAGCTCCTCGGCGCCGGCTACGTCATCGCCCCCGACTCCCTCGTCACCGCCCGCCGCCCGCTCGAGGACCTCCTGGCCGCCTGGGCGCCGGACCTCCTCATCGTCGACGAGGCACACCGGTTCAAGTCCCCCACCGCCCGGCGCACCAAGTCGATCCTGCGACTGAAGAACGCTGCAGCACATCGCATCGCCCTCACCGGAACCCCGATCGTCTCCAGCCCCCTCGACGTCCTCCCCATCCTCCGAATCCTTGGAAAGCTCGAGCCGATCGCGCCGACCGGGCAGGAGTTCGTCGCCGAGTACACGACCCCTGCCCCCTGGAAGGGCGGCCGCCTCCCCATCACCTCCAAGCTCCCGCAGCTCCACCAGCTCCTCGCCGACCACGTCTGGACCCGCCGCACCAAGGCCGACGTCCTCCCCCAGCTGCCTACGAAGCTCCGCGCCCTCCACCACGTCACCCCCGACCCCGCCGCGATCCGTGCCGCCCACGCCGACCTCGACGACACCATCGACACCTGGCTCGAGCGCCACCCGAACCCCACCGACGAGCAGATCAGCGAGCTCGTCGCCGACGCCCTGCCGTTTACCTCCCAGCTGCGCCGCGCCACCGGCCTCGCCAAGGTCCCCGCCGCCGTCGACTGGATCTCCACCCACCTCGACGGCGCACCCGGCGACCCCCTCATCGTCTGGACCATCCACCGCGACGTCACTCACGCCCTCGCCGCCCAGATCGCCTCAGATCGCCCCGAGACGCACGTTCGCGTCCTCGACGGGGCCACGGGCCACCAAGCCCGTGCCGAAGCCGTGGAGGCCTACCAGGACGGCTCAGTCGATGTCCTCATCGGCCAGATCGTCGCCGCCGGCGTCGGCCTCACCCTCACCCGCGGATCCACCGCCCTGTTCGCCGAAACCGACTGGACCCCCGCCAACGTCGTCCAAGCCGAAGACCGGCAGCACCGCATCGGCCAGACCCGGCCCGTGCAGATCACCACCCTCATCGCCGAACACACCCTCGACGCCCGCATCCACCAAGTCCTCGGCCGCACCATCAGCGTCCTCGACGACCTCACCCCCGGCTCCGACCATCACGTCACCCACGGCAGCACCGACACCACCGGGCCCCGCGACATCATCCGCCAACTCATCACCGACCGCCTCACCACCCGACAGGAGACCGCAGCATGACCCGCAGCCGATCCTCAGCGAAAGCCGCCGGCGCCCGCTTCGAACGCGCCATCGCCGACCACCTCGCCCACCAGATCGACGACCGCATCGACCGACGCGTCAAGACCGGCAGCAACGACCGCGGCGACATCGGCGGACTGCGACACATGGGCCAACGCATCGTCATCGAATGCAAGGACTATGGCGGCCGCTACCTCGTCGGCCCCTGGCTCGCCGAAGCAGACATCGAACGCGGCAACGACGACGCCGGAGTCGGCCTCGTCATCGCCAAACGCCGCGGCACCACCAACCCCGCCGACCAGGTCGTCATGCTCACCGTCCACGACCTCATCAGCCTGCTCACCGGCACCCGACCCCAGGAGGCGAACCAGTGACACACCTCGACGACTTCGAGCAGCTCAACCAGATCGCCCGATACCGCAACCGACTCGACGACATCCGCCAATGGGTCCCCCTGCTCACCGACACCATGATCACCATCACCGGATACAGCATGAGCCTCGCCCCCACCCACGGCACCACCAGCCGCCTCCCCGGCGGCGACGCCCTCGCCATGCGCGCCCCCTACGCCCCCGACGCCGACCACGGCGACGACCTCCCCCACCCACAGCAGATTATCCGCGAATGGGTCGAAACCCTCGACGGACACCCCCGGCACACCTGGGCCGAGAACTGGCGACGCCTCCACGACCTCACGCCCGCCATCGTCGAATCCCCCTGGGCCCCTGCCTGGCGGGCCGACATCGACGCCCTCTGGTGGCGCCTCGCCCGCCTCACCGGCAACGCTCCCGACATCACCCCACCACCAACCCGCAGCATCGACGACGTTTGGGACGCCCTCGAGGACAACCCCGATCATGAGCTCACCCGCCGCGATCTCACCCACCTCGGTATCAACCCATCCACCATCACGACGTGGCGACACCGTGGAAAGATCAGCGAGACCAGGCCCGGCCGGTACCGCGCCGGCGACATCCTCCACGCAAGGAGAACCGCATGAGCACCCATCGCATCCAGCACCTCGGCGACGGATGGGCCATCAAGGGCCGCACGATCAAGCTCACCCCACCGACGCCCCGCTACGACCGCGAGAACGTGATCATCCGCGTAGACGAGCATGTCGCTCCCACGGACCCGCCGAAGCCCGAGGGGCACTTCATCGCGGGAGCTCTCGTGTCCGACGAAGGCAACGTGATCTCTCCGCGCATCGAGATGATGCTTCCTGACGGTCTCGCAATCGAGTTCCTCGACGACGTTGCAGGCGGCCAGAAGGCGTGAGACACTGACTTCAGGAATAAGCATGCCCAGAAGCCCTCGAGCACCCACACGGTGGACGGGGGCTTCTCGCATACCCCGGGTCGAGCATCCCCCTGCTCCCCGGTGCGCCGCCCCGGGGCAGGGGCCGGCGCACCCCGCCCCCTGGCATCCACGGTCCGCACCCCCCCATGCCAGGGAGCGGGGCCCAACCGTCCCCACCTCGCCGATAGGATTCGCAGAGAACCAAAAGCGAGGGCTCACACCATGAAGACCAACACGTACCTCGGACTCGTCTCCCTCCAAATGGCCGGGATGACCATCCAGAAGAACCGGCTCGCCAAAGAGCAAGCCGACCGAGACGCCGAGCTGCAGCGCATCACCCAGGAAAGCGCTCAGGTCTCCCAGAACGCCCACTTCGCACAATGGCGCACCACCCCCGAAGGACAGCACTTCCAGCACTGGAAGAACCACGCCCGAGACACCGCGGCCACCATCCAAGCCCGCGACGACGCCTGGAACGCCATCCTCGACACCGCCATCAACAACGCCCGTGACACCGTCGACACCAACCCCGGACGGCACCCCAGCCTCGACAAGAAGATCCGCAACTACGCGATCGCCACCGGCGCCACATGGATTCTCGCCTTCATCCTCGTCGGCATCTCCGACGGCTCCGAGACACCCCTCGGATTCCTCGGCGGCGTCATCGGCCTCCTCGCCATCATCGCCACCGTCCTGCTCGTCCTCACCATCCGGCAGCGCGGACAACTCCGAACCGACGCCCACGCCGACGCACTCCTCGAAGCCGAGACAAACGCTCGCGCCCGCTACGGCAACAGTCCCAGCTGGCACACCAGCCTCTCCCTCGGACACCTCGACGACGCAGCCCGCAAGATCACCGCCCAGATCACCAACGGGCCCCGCGAGTTCCCCGCACCCAGCGACCTCCTCCCCCTCGCGTCGCTCTACAGCACCCGAGCAGTCGGTACCTACCCGACCGACCTACCCAGCGAAGCACAGCAGCTCCTCGACGTCTTCGCCACCGAAGACCGCCAGCGCATTCAGCAACTGCAGGAAGCCCAGCTCCAGTAGCCACCACCCCAGGAGGCGAGCCATGGCAGACCTCCACCCCGGCGACGGCAACGCCGAACGACTCCGCCGCTACTGGACCACCGGCGAAGGCGGCCTCAAGATCCGCTGGGGCACCCCCGGCGACTTCGACCGCTGCGTCCGCCACCTCGAGAAGTACATGCCCGGCCGCGCCAAGGGCTACTGCAACCTCCTCCACAAGCGAGCCACCGGCCTCTACCCCGGCCACCACGGCGGCAAGAACCCCGCCGGCCCCGGCTGATGATCCCGGCCTCACACAGCACACCCCGGCCCCTCCATCGAGAAGCCCCCTCTTCGCTGAACACCCCCACCCCTCATCTCTGAGGAGGCACCCCATGGCGAAGAAGAACACCAGCAAGACCAACAGCATCCCCGCCAAGAAGCGACGCTCCCTCAAGCCCAGCCAGTTCGGCCTCCCCGGCTCCCGCCGCTACCCCGTCGACACCAAGGCCCGCGCCCGCAATGCCAAGGCCCGTGCCGCCCAGCAGCGCAAGGCCGGCAACCTCTCCAAGTCCTCACAGTCCAAGATCAACGCGAAGGCGAACAAGCGGCTCAGGCGGAAGGGATGAAGCGCAGCGGCTGGAACAACCAGCATGCGCGCATGCGTCAGCTGCCCAAGGACTGGCGTCGCATCAGGCAGAGCGTCATCGCACGCGACAGCGGACGCTGCGTCCAATGCGGCGAGCGAGGCACTGACGTCGATCACATCGCGCGAGGCAACGATCATTCGATCGAGAATCTTCGGCTGCTGTGCCGTTCGTGCCACATGCGTCGTACTGGTCGTGATGGTGGAACGGCGAAGCGTCGACCGAAGCGCACGCATCGACCGCCACGTCAGCATCCGGGATTCAGGTCCGATCGCGACGCCGCATGATCGTGCATGCGTATGCAGTGCATGCATACGTACCCAGGGGGTGCCCTCCCCGGGGGCCGGTTTCGCCGCTCCGCGTTTAGGCTCAGAGATCCTGTACGGGTTTCGAGGTCGATCTGACTAGCAGCTACCGCATGAGTATGCATCGGAGGTGCGGACGATGGGCACTCGAGGACCGATGCCGAAGCGCACTGAGTCCCGCCAGCGGCGCAACGCTCCCGAGCGGGATGTCGAGAAGGCCGCGGGCGCTGATGTGGTGAAGCAGCCGCCGGCGTCGCGTGACTGGCATCCGATCGCGAAGCGCCTGTGGAAGGCGATGGGCCAGTCCGGGCAGGCGCGCTTCTACGAGCCGTCGGACTGGGCGGTCGCCTACTCCCTGATGGACGACCTGTCCCACTACAAGAACGGTGCGAAGCGGTCCGGGCAGATGCTGCAGACGATCATGTCGGCGCTGACCGGGCTGATGCTGACCGAGGGTGATCGTCGCCGCCTGCAGATCGAGCTGTCCCGCCCGTCCGCCGAGGACGATGACGATTCGAAGGTCGTGGTGATGGACAAGTGGAGGCAGCGACTCGGGTAGCTCCTCGCGAGCGGACCGTCACCATGCCGGAGGGTGTCCCGGAGTTCACGCTGGGCTATGAGGTCCTGTGGTGGATCGAGGACAACATTCGGCAGCCGAACGGGCCGATGACTGGTCGACCGTTTGAGCCGACGACGGGTCAAGCCCGGTTCATCCTGTGGTTCTACGCGGTCGATCGGGATGGCCGCTGGCTGCACAACCGGGGTGTGCGGCGTCTGGCGAAGGGCTCGGGGAAGTCGCCGTTCGCGGCCGTCCTCGCGCTCGCTGAGCTCCTCGGGCCGGTGCGGGTCGCGCAGTTCGATCCGGACGTGCCGGGCGGCGTGATCGGGATGCCGGTGTCTATGCCGCTGGTGCAGATCGCGGCGACGTCGGAGAAGCAGACGGCGAACACGATGCGCATGGTCCGGGCGATGGCGAACAAGCGGACGCCGCTGGCGAAGAAGTTCGGACTGGATTCCGGGAAGACGTACATCGAGACTCCGTCTGGCGGGAAGCTCGAGCAGATCACGTCGTCGGAGGGGTCCGCTGAGGGCGCCGAGGTGTCGTTCGTGATCGGTGACGAGACGGAGCATTGGACACCTGGCATGGGTGGCCCGGGCCTGATGGAGACGCTCACGCAGAACGCGGTGAAGACCGGGTCGCGGGTGCTGGAGACGTCGAACGCGTGGACGCCTGGTGCGGGCTCGGTTGCGGAGTCGACGTTCGAAGCCTGGTGCGAGCAGCAGGAGGGCGCCACCTGGGCGACGCAGAGCATCCTGTACGACGCCGTGATCGCCCCGCCGAACACGGTGTTGAACGATCAGCCGGAGCCGGGCGAGGTCGGGCTGACGGAGGCCCTCGAGGCCGTGTACGCGGACTGTGGATGGGTTGATGCGGGCAAGATCGACGCGATCCGCAACCAGATCTGGGCGACGAACTACCCGGAGTCGCGGGCCCGCCGGTTCTTCCTGAACCAGCCGAACGCCGCGGAGAACGCATGGGTCACTTTGCAGGAGTGGTCCGTGCTGGCGGAACCGTCACGGTCCCTTGAGGACGGTGAGGAGATCGTCCTGTTCTTCGATGGGTCGAAGAGCAACGACCACACGGCCCTGGTGGGCTGCTGCCTGTCCGATGGGCACGTGTTCACGGTCGGTGTGTGGGCACCGGAGCGCGTCACGGGCGTCGTGAACGTGGCCGCAGTCGAGGGCGCGCTTGCGCGCACGTTCGACCGGTTCACGGTGCTGGCGTTTTGGGCTGATGTCCGGGAGTGGGAGTCGCAGGTGAAGACGTCATGGCCGGAGAAGTACGGCGAGGATCTGCTGCTGTGGGCTGTGCCGAAAGGCAAGGAGCCGGCGGCGATCGCCTGGGACATGCGCTCGCACGCCTACCCGTTCGCGGAGGCCGCGGAGATGTGCTTCGCGGAGATCCAGGACGGCGGGTTCACGCATGACGGGAACTGGGACACGTCCAGGCACATCGGCAACGCCCGTGTGAACGAGACGCGGGGCCGGTTCTCGATCAAGAAGGAGTCCCCGAAGTCGCCGAACAAGATCGACGCCGCGGTCTGTGTGATCGGCGCCCGCATGGTGTACCGGATCGTGAAGACCTCGGATGACTACGAGAAGCGACACAACAAGACGAGGGTGGTGATCTGGTGAGCTTCGAGTCCCTGATCCGCCGCTCTGGCATGCCGCTGCAGTTCACGAAGCTCGAGGGCTACTACGAAGGCACTGTGACCCTGGATTCCCTGGGCGTGTCGCTGCCGCCGCAGGTGCGGGTTCTCGAGCAGGTCGCCCCGTTCCCGAAGTTCGCCGTCGACGTTCTCGCCGAGGTGCTGAACCCGGAGGGATTCACCCTCGCCAGCAGTCAGCAGACCCCTGATCTTCTGCGCCGCTGGTGGCAGGCGAACAACCTCGACACGGCGGTGAAGCTCGCAATCGTCGAGGCGCTCGTGCAGGGCCAGTCGTTCCTCATCGTTGGCCCTGGCACAGGTGACATCCCGCGGATCACCGCGCACCGGCGCGCCGGCATGGCCGTCGAGTACGACCACATGGGCGAGGTGTCGGCCGCCGTCCGCCGCTACAAGTCGGGTGGGGAGGCGTTCGCCGCCCACTACCTTCCGGGCGAGACCCTGTACTACCAGCATGTCGGCGGTGACTGGGTCGAGGTCCCCGGGTCGCGCGTCACGACGGGAGCATCACGGCCAGCGGTCGTTCCACTGACGAACAAGGCCCGCCTCGGCGACGTCAATGGCCGCTCGGAGATCCTCGAGATCGCCACGACCACGGACGCGGCGTCACGGTCGCTGACGAACCTGCAGGTCGCCCAGGAGCTCCTGGCGATGCCGACCCGGTACGTCTTCGCGGACGGCGCAGAGTCCCCGGACTCGATGGAGAAGGCACTGAAGTCCTACTTCGGCCACTTCATCACCGGTCCCTCGGACGGGAAGGCCGGACAGATCCCCGGCGCGGACCTGTCGCAGATCGTCAACACCTACAAGCTGTACGCGCAGATCATTTCGTCGGTGACGGGGATCCCGCCGTCGATGCTCGGCATCTCGACGGACAACCCCTCTTCGGCGGAGGCCATGCGGGTCGCGAAGGACCGGCTGATCGCCCGCGCCGAGGTGAAGCAGTCGATGTTCGGCGACCCGATCGAGGACACGGCTCGTCTCGCTCTCGAGATGCAGGGGCAGAAGGTCGCCGGGCTCGAGACGCTCGAGCTGCAGTGGCGGGATCCGGCGCTCACGTCGGCGTCGGCGAAGTCGGCGAACATCCTGCAGGCGCACGCCCAGGGCGTCGTGTCGGCACAGACCGCTCGGGACTACCTGCAGCTGACCCCGGAGCAGAAGGCCCGGGAGGACGCACGCGGTGACGCCGTCTCCGGGATGCGGAACCAGATGGGGGCCTGATGATCCTCGCCGCCTATCGGCTCGCGCTCGACGCGACTCGGCGTGCCGCCGAGGCCGCCATCGGCCGGCTCATCCGGTCGATCTACGACCGCACCGAACGCGACCAGTCGATCCAGGTGCTGACGCCGGCACTGACCGAGGTTGTTCGCTCCTACAGGTCGGAGGCTCACGGTCACGCGGTCGACATGCTCGGTACGCAGGCCGAGGAGCAGACCGGCGGGAAGATCACACCCTACGTGCCATCCCCGTCGGGCTACTCCGAGGAGTCCGTCCAGACGGTGCTGCGAGAAGAGCTGCGTAGCTCGCCTGATGAGGCTGTCCAGATCATCGCTCCGATGCTCGGCCAGCACGTCGAGGATGCGGCACGGCAGACCGTCGTCCGGTCCGTCGAGGACGGTCGGGAGCCGGAGACCGACCAGGACCGGTCGCATTGGTCGCGTGACGCCCTGTCACCGGACCAGTTCAAGAGCCTCGAGGACCGCCAAGCGGACCTGTACCGCAAGCTGCAGGGTCTCGACGGTGTCGACCGGTCCCTGCGGGAGTCGCGAGCCGTGTCGTGGGCTCGCATGCTCACTGGCGCCGAGAACTGCGGGTTCTGCGTGACGCTCGCATCTCGCGGCCCCGTGTACGAGTCGGCGTCGGCGGCAGGCCGGGTCAAGGCGTCCAACCTGTACGACACCACGACGGCCGGGTACGTGAACACGTACCACCCGAACTGCGACTGCCTCGTCGTGCCGATCTACACGTTCACGGCGTGGCCCGGCCGAGAGGACTGGCGGAAGCTCGAGCGGTTCTACAAGGACGCGGTCGAGAACGCCGACTGGGACAAGATCTCCGCGAAGAACCCGAACCTTGCCGCCGTCGAGCAAGCGCTGCGGCGCCTCGAGGAGGCAGGCGACAGCCTGCCGATCACAGACCTGCGCGGCTCCGTCGGAGCAGCGCGGACGGCGGCCTGACCGCCACCATCCGACAGCGACCGCCCCAGGTGGGCGGTCCTCACCATGCCCAGGAGGCACCGATGACCGACGATCAGCAGAAGCCGTGGGGCGACGACGAGAACTTCGACGCCGAGAAGGCGTGGACTCTCATCCAGAACCTCCGCGGCGACGTGGACCGGCTCAAGGCCGACAAGACCTCTCTCACGCAGGAGCGTGACGACGCAGTCAAGGACCGAGACGAGTCCGCGAAGAAGGTCGAAGAGCTGCAGGCAACCGTCCAGCTCACCGACGACACGGTGAAGTCGAAGGAGCAGGAATATGCCGAGCTCTCGACGATCCGTACGAAGGAGAACCTGCTGATCGACGCGGGCCTCCCCCGGAAGTACGCGCCCCAGGTCGTCGGTGACGACGAAGAGGCGTGGAAGTCGTCCGTGCAGTCCCTCGCGGAACTGCGCGGAGAGGCGCCCCAGGAGCGTCGCCTCGACCCGGCCCAGGCGGCTGACCCTGCCGAGCCCTCCGCAGACGCGGCGGCTCGGGAGTTCTTCGGACTCTGACCCCCTCATCTGAAAGGACAGCCACCATGGCTATCACCCTTGACGGACTCTCCGTCCCCCTGCCCCAGGACTGGGCAGCGACCACCATGAAGCAGGCATTCGAGCAGTCCGTCGCCGGACAGCTCTCGCCGTCCGAGCCGATGCCGACCAATGGCAAGGTCATCCCCGTCTACGAGGGTGGCTTCGAGGTCGGCTACACCGCGGAGGCCTCCCCGAAGCCCGCCTCGGACGTCACCTTCACCACCAGGAGCGTGGTCCCGTGGAAGTTCGCCGGTCTCGTCGGCGTCTCCAAGGAGGCCGCCCGCGCGAACCCCGCGCAGATGCTCACGATCATGCAGCAGGACATGCAGAACGCGGTCCAGCGGCAGCTCGACCTCGGCATCTTCTACGGCAAGTCCGCGTTCAACGGGACCGCGATCCCCAACGCGCCCTTCATCAACCAGACCACGAACCGTGTCGGCCTGACCGACGGTGATCTGGTGCCGCAGATCCTCGCGGGCTACGACCTCGCCGCGGTCGACTCCGACCCCGACGGGTTCGCGTTCGACCCCCGCTACCGGACGAAGCTGGCCCTGGCCTCCCAGCAGCAGCTCGCGCCGGCTGGCGGCACCTCCTCCATGCCGAACCTCAACCAGGTCGTCGGCCAGTTCGCCGGTCTCAAGACCGCGTTCGGTCGCGCCGTGTCCGGCCGCGTCGGCTCTCAGCCCGACACCGGCGTCCGCGGCTTCGTGGGTGACTGGGAGAAGCTCCACTGGGGCTTCTCCGAGAACGTCGAGCTGACCCGCTCCGACCAGGCGTCGTGGGTCGACGGTTCCGGGAAGACCTGGAACGCGTTCCAGGACAACATGATCCTCTACCGGATCGAGTTCGAGGCCGGCTGGTACATCGACGCCGACGCCTTCGCCGCCTACGAGGAGGGCACCTCCGAGAGCGGCGGCGAGTGATGCGCCTGCGCAACAAGCGCACGGGCGTCGTGGTCAACAGCGGCCACGACGCCCGCAGCCTCGGACCCGACTGGGAGGTGGACAGCGATGGCGATCGGAAGCCCGCACGACGTCGAGACGTCCCTGATGCGGGATCTGACGGAGACGGAGAACCGGTACGTCGACGACCTTCTCGACAGGGCCGAAAGGCTCCTGCGAGCAAGGATTCCTGACCTCGACACTCGCATCGACGATGAGGCTTTCACAGCGCTCGTCGCCGACATCGAAGGCGAGGCCGTTGCCCGTGTCCTACGGGCTCCGGACAACGGAATCATGCGGCAGGAAGGCGAGGGGAACTACTCCTACTCGCTGAACCTGCAGGTCGCCTCCGGACTCCTCGACATCCTTGACGGCGACTGGGCGAAGCTCGGCATCGGCCGGGTCCGCTCTGTCGCCGTCGAGACGGACGGGTACATCACCGACCGATACCGGGTGCCACCGCAGTGGTGGTTCCAGTACGGCTGGGGCGGTGGTGACCAGATCGCCGACCCAGTCCCGGAGGTGTGGCAGTGAGTCTCCTCGGCCGCGGCCCGCACACGGTGACTGTCACTCCGATGGTGACGGTGAAGGACTCGATGGGGAGCACTGTCGAACCCGGCGCCCCGGTCACCGTCGGCCACATCGCCATCCAGCCAGTGGACGCGGCCGAAGCCGAAGCACTGGGCGTGCAGGCACGCACCAGCTGCCGGGTTATCGGCCGCGGCCCCTGGCCGGGCGGCATCAACTCCACGATCCGCATCGACGCCGGTCCCTACGAGGGGCGCGTGTTCGACCAGGACGGCGAGGCACGCATCTACGGGATGTCGCCCAGGACGGGGCACTTCGACGTCCTCATCACGAGCCGTGGGGCGGAGGGTCACTGATGGCGACAGTCAACAAGAACGCTGGTCTCCTCGCTGCACGCATCGCCGGTGAAGCATCCGAGATGGATCGGGCCGCGAGTAAGGTCCGGTCCGCTGTGACCTCGGAGGCAGCGAAGCACCGCGAAACAGGTGACTTCCAGCGGTCGATCACGTCCGGCAGAGTCCCGGGCGAGAAGGGCGTCACTGACCGTGCCGTGTGGGCCGAGGATCCTGCCGCCTGGTCGATCGAGTTCGGGCACAGAACGAAGAACGGCACCCAGGTGCCCGGCGCGTTCATCTTCTCGAACGCCGCCCGGAGGTTCTGATGGCCGATCTGATGTTCGACCGGTTCACCGTGGACGCCCCGTCCCTCGCCTACGCGCTCGCCTCCACCGCGGCGGCCGACGAGGTGCGTGTCGAATCGCAGGTCGATCCGACAGCCCCCGGGGCACTCCCCCTCGTCATCGTGGGCACCTCAGCGCCCGCGAGCGTCCCTAACGGGCCCGCCGAATCGTCGGCAGCGTTCACGATCTCCCTCCGCTGCTACTCGAGCAGACGCGCCCAGGCGGCACAGATCTGCGACGCCATGTACCGCGGATTCTTCACTGCGTGGCGGTCAGGCACCGCAACCCCCTACGGGTGGCTGTCGAGAATCACCACCACTTCGACGCAACCCACTCCGGTCCAATCGGACCTCGAAGCGGACAACGTGCACCGCTTCGACTGCGTGCTGGACGTCATCGCCCGGCACTGACCACTCACCCCACCGTCACGGCATCCCAGCACATGGGGTGCCGTTTCTCATGAAGGAGCCCTTCCATGGCCACCGCAGACACCGTCAAGCTGCACATCGCCGGCATCGGCCACGTCTTCTACAACGACGTCGACGCCGACCCCCTCGACCCCACCACGTTCAAGTTTCTCGACGAGTCCACCTACGGCGACTGGATCTGGCTCGGCGACACCTCGAGCGAGAACCTCATCGAGTTCGAGACCGACGGCGGCGACACCACGTACAAGCGCACCTGGGATCGCCTCAAGACCGGCGTCGTCCGCGAGGACGAGACCATCTCCGCGACCATCAACTCCGTGAACGCGTCCGCCGAGACGTTCAACCTCGGGTTCGCCGGCCACACCTACGACGAGGCATCCCAGTCCTACACCGTCGACTCGTCCGGCCGCTCCACCGGAAAGGCACTGCAGATCGTCACCGAGGACGGCAGCAACATCGCCGGCCTGTACCTCCCGAACACGGACATCAAGGGATCGTTCCCCACGTTCGACCTCGAGGAGTACATGGAGATCCCCCTGTCGGTCGCGATCCTCTCCTCCCCCGGCACCGGCGCTCTCTGGCAGTGGTTCGAGCCGCGCCCGTACGCCGTCGCCCCCGCGGCCTGACACACCGCCCCACCATCGCCTGCCGCCGCGCCACCGTGAGCCGGCGCGGCGGCAGGTCCCTCTCCACCCCACAGGCTCACGGCTCACACAGAAAGGCTCACACCATGCCCACCAAGACCCCGCAGGACCACAAGACCACCAAGACCGCCCAGGACGCCGAGAAGCAGCAGTCCTTCGCTGACGTCGAAGGGCACAAGCTCCTTGAACCGTTCTCCAAGGTCAAGGGGTCCGACCAGGCCCGTCTCACCGGTCGCCTCGTCCGCCTCGGCCTCCTCGACGAAAGTGGCGACAGCGAGGGCGTCGACCTCGAATCGCTCGACTTCGACGCCGTCGCCGACCTCATCGACTACGTCTCTGAGCACTTCGCCATCGACAGCGCGAAGTTCGACACGTTCACCATGGGGCCCGGTGGCATGGAAAGGGCCATGAACCTCGCCGTCGCCTACGCCGGTGAAATGGGAAAAGACGACGCCTGACCGACTGGGTCGAAGAGCGCCCGGAGACCATCGGTGACCTCTGGGCGCTCTACCGCATCGACTTCCATGAAGCGATCAACGCGCCCCGCACCATCCTGCTCGAGCAGTGCCTGGCACGTCTCGCCGTCGAGCCCGAATCCCTGTGGCGCGCCCAGGAGCTCGGTGGCGAGAAATGGTTCGGCTGGTCCCTGACCACGACCCTCCTGGCGGACCTTCTCGACGGGCAGCAGTTCCAGACCTCCGCAACGGCGGTGAACAAGAAGGCCCGGCTGCGCGACCCGGTGGAACGCCCCGAGGCGAAGAAGGAACAGATCGAAGACCGGCCCGCGTCGGTCGCAGACATGCATTGGGGCAGCGCTCTCGCGTCCCTGCGCACATAGTGGAGGAGGTCCCGGATGGCAGGCGGACAGGTCGGCAGGCTCTCCATCCGGGTCCTCCCCGACACCACACAGTTCCGGCGAGACCTGAAGAAGGCACTCGACCGTGTCGAGAAGTCCGTCAAGGCGAAGATCGATGTCGAACTGAACCTCACGAAGTCGTCGCTGGCGAACGTGAAGCGGCAACTGCAGGGCCTCGAGGCCAAGGTGCCGGTGATGGCCGACCTCGCCCGCGACTCCAAGCAGCGAGTCCAGGACCAGCTCGACGGGATGGAAACGACCGCCACCGTCAACGCGGACCTCGACCATGGGCTTGCCTCGGCGAAGCTCGCCGCGTTCACCCGCCCCCGCTCCCTGCCGATCAACGTCAACATCTCCAAGGCCTCTCTTGCGAAGGCGACCGCTGCCCTCGCTGCCCTGTCCGGCGCCCGGGTCCTGTCGAACTTCGGCCGGAACGTGAAGAACGCGATCGCGAACCTCGACCGTGCCCTGCCCGCGTTCGCCGCCGCGTCCACCGCCATCACGAACCTGGGAAGTGCCGCTCTTGCCGGCACCAGCAATCTCCTGGGTATCGGCGCGGGGCTCGCCTCGATCGCCCCCGCCGCCCTCGCCCTGCCCGGCATCTTCGCCGGCTTCGGAGTCGGACTGGGCGTGATGGTCGCCGCGCTCAAGGACGCCGGGAAGTACCTCGGTGACCTCGGCCCAAAGTTCTCCGCGATCCAGGACAAGATCTCCACCAACTTCTGGGCGAAGGCCGCCCAGCCCATCCGCGACCTGGCGAACAATGCCCTGCCGATGCTGTCAGCCCGCCTGTCCGAGGTGGGCACCGAGCTCGGCGGGTTCTTCGCCTCCATGGCGAACGCCGTGAACACGCCCACCAACCTCGGGTTCATCAACGGGATCCTCGCGAACGTTCGCGACTCCATCGACATCGCCGCCGAGGGCATCGCGAACTTCACCGACGGACTGCTGAACCTCACCAACGCCGGCTCCGCCTACCTGCCGCAGCTCGCCTCCTGGTTCAACCGGATCAGCGAGTCGTTCAACGAGTGGGTCCAGCTGAACACGGACAACGGGCAGCTGTTCGAGTGGATCGACGCTGGTGTCGCCGCCCTGCAGGACCTCGGCCGGGTCCTGGCGAATACCGGCGGCATCCTCGCCGGGTTCGCCACCGCCGCCGCCAACGCTGGCGGCGCGAACCTCGGTGCCCTCGCCGATGGTCTCGAGAAGGTCAACCAGGCCGTGAACGGTCCCGCGTTCCAGGGCGCCCTGACCACCGTGTTCCGGGGTGCGCATGACGCGATGGCCGCTCTGGGCCCGGGCGTGTCCGCGCTCGGTGACGCCTTCGTCTCGCTCGCTCCGACGCTCGCACAGATCATGGTCCTGGCCGGACAGATCGGATCGGTCGCCCTGACCGCGATCAGTCAGGCGTTCCAGAATCCGGCGTTCCAGGGCGGGCTCGTCACGTTCTTCGAGGGCATCCTTGCCGGTGTGCAGGCGCTCGCCCCGGCACTGCCGGCGCTGGCGTCCGCGTTCGGCGCGGTCGCCTCCTTCGCTGGGACTCTCGCATCCGTGATCGGCCCCGTGTTAGGGGCCGCGATCTCCGCGCTCGCGCCCGTCGTGACCGCGCTGATGCCCGCCCTGTCCTCCGTCGCACAGGTCCTCGGTGGCGCACTGGTCGCGGCGATCACGACGGTCGCCCCGTTCATTCAGCAGCTCGTCGGCACGATCGCCACCTGGATCCAGCAAGACCCCGGCCTCGCCGCCGGTCTCGCCGTCGCAGCGGCCGCGGTCGCAGGCCTTGTCGCTGGCGCGGTCTCCCTGATCTCGGCGCTCGCCCCGATCATCGGCACCGTCATCAGCATCGTGGCCGGCCTCGCCGGGCTTGGTGTGACCGCGGGCGCGGTCGGGTCCGCGATCGCCGCGATCGCCCCGATCGTTGCGATCGTCGTCGCCGCTCTCACTGCAGCCGTCGCTGTCGTCGCCGCACTGGTGGCCTCGTTCCTGTACGCCTGGAACACCAGCGAACAGTTCCGCACAGCAATCGCTGGCCTGGGCCAGGCGATCATGGGGTTCCTGCAGCCGGTGATCGACTTCGTCACGGGCACACTGATGCCCGTCCTCCAGCAGGTCGCCACCTCGTTCCTGGGCATGATGCAGCAGATCGGTGACGCGCTGACGCCGCTGATGACCGTGGTCGCGCAGATCGCAGCGCAGATCTATACGCTGCTGACCCCGCTGGTGGAGTTCCTGATGGGCATCCTCGCGCCAGCGTTCACGTTCCTGGGCAACGCCGCATCGCTCGCGTTCTCCCTGATCGGCACCGTGATCTCCGGGGCGCTGGCGTTCATCACCGGGATCCTGCAGGGCTTCCTTGCCCTGTTGCAGGGCAACTGGGCCGGCGCGTGGGCTGCGGTGTCCGCCACCGTCTCCGGTGCCCTTTCCGGGATCCGCGGGTTCTTCACGGCGATCCTGGGGGCCATCGGCTCGTTCGTCGGCGGCTGGATCGGCCGCGTGGTCGGGTTCTTCGTCAGCCTCGGGGCGCGCGCCCTGTCGGCTGTCACCTCGGCCCTGAGCGCGGTCCGTTCGACGTTCTCCTCGGTGCTGTCGGCGGCCGCCTCGGTCGTCTCCTCTGTGCTGGGGCGGATCGTCGGGTTCTTCTCCAGCAAGATCGCGGCTGCACGTTCGGCTGTGTCCTCTGGGCTGAACGCGGTCCGCTCGGTGTTCTCGTCCGTCCTTTCGGCCGTGTCCTCGGTCATCTCGTCCGTGCTGTCTCGTGTGGTGGGGTTCTTCTCCAGCAAGATCTCTGCGGCACGCTCCGCGGTCTCCTCGGGCCTGAACGCCGTCCGCTCGACGTTCTCGTCCGTGCTCTCGGCAGCGGCGTCGATCGTGTCCTCTGTCCTCTCGCGCATCCGATCCACGTTCTCCTCCGGGATCAGCGCAGCTCGGTCCGCCGTGTCCTCCGGGCTGAGCGCGATCCGGTCGGCGTTCTCGAACATCCTGTCCGCTGTCGTGTCGACTGTCGCTGGGAAGGCCGCACTCGTGGTCAACAAGTTCCGCGACATGGGGATGCGGGCGCTGGCCACGATCACCGGGTTCGTCGGACGGTTCACGAGCGTGGGGCGAAACATCGTCCAGGGCATCATCAACGGCGTGTCCGGCGCGGCCGGGCAGCTCACCTCGAAGCTCAAGGGCCTGGCGAAGGGGGCGCTGGACTCTGCCAAGTCCGCCCTGGGTATCCATTCCCCCTCCACCGAGTTCATGAAGATCGGCGAGTACACCGGTCAGGGCATGATCATCGGCCTCGACCATCAGGCCCGCGCCGTCAACGCCGCCATGAACGGGATGGTCCAACCGCCCAGCCTGCCCACGGTCGACGCGGGAGACGTCAACGGCGGCGACGTCGATCTCGGTGGTCTTGATCTGTCCGTCGCGTCCATCGAGCGTCTCGCCGACGCGATGATGCGCCGGCCCCTCCAGATCGGCAACAGGCAGGCCGGAATCCTCGCCGCTGCAGGGGCCGGTTCCAAGCGTTCGATGGGAGGCACCTGGTGATCACGTCACTGATCGGGCCGCGCAGCGCCCTGTTCGAGCTGAAGTACCAGGGTGGCCTGTCCACCGCGACAGAGCGTCCCACGTCGTTCACCACCACCCTCGGCGGGAAGCGCAAGGCCCTGATCGGTCTCAGGGGACGCCGCGAATGGAAGGTCTCCTTCAACCCGGTCAGCTCTCGGGAAATCGCCGGTCTCATCGAGGTCGCACGCATCAGCAGCAGCGTCCTGTGGTATCCGGCAGACGCGCTCGGCGGGAACATGCTGTCCCCGCAGGCCGTCTCCTTCGAGAGCGTGCCCAGTAACGCCGCTCCCGCGGGGCTCGTCGCACTCCCCGACGGTGACGTCGCACAGAGCATCATCCACACCGGAACAGGCACCATCACCATCGGTGACGCGCACGGCACGTTCGAAGGTGTCCCCGTGCGCCCCGGCGAGAACGTCACCGTCGGCGCCTGGGGACTGAACGGAACCCGCTTCACCGGTTTCTGGCGAGACATCAACCTTGCATCCGTGTCCTCATGGTCCACCCCCACCCAGACCTTCACTGGGTGGCAGTGGGCCCACACCACTCTCACACCCCCCGCGGGGGCCGCCTACCTCTCCCTCGCCGTCTCCGCCGGCGCCCAGTACGCCCGTCCCGCTGTCCGCTGGGGCAGCACCGTCACCTCTGGCCCCGGGAAGGGCTGCCCGCAGGCGATCGTCTCCGACCTCAGCGAGGACCTCACGGGCTTCGACCAGAACGGGGCATACGGCTCGATCAACGCGACCGTCACGGAGGTGGGCTGAATGCAGCGAGGACTCCCCTCCGGCCACACCCTCCGCGGAAGCGTCACCACGACCCTCGGCGGCAGAACGGTCGACCCGTCAGCAGTGTCCATCGACCGCGAGTACGCCGACGGGCTCCCCGGCGGCGGGTCGTTCACAGCAGCCTCCGGCGAGGTCACCTACACGCCGGGCGCGGACGTCGTCTCACAGGTGTCCACGCCGTGGGCCCCCACACCGGGTGTCCCCTCCCCCGAAGACACGGTTTCCCTGTCGCTGAACGCAGGTGTCGGCCCCGTGCCAGTCCTGCCCCAGGGTCGCGTCGCGGACGCCTCCGGGGCTCTTTCCTCTCGCGACGTCACCGTCGGCTTCACAGACCTGTACCGGTCGTTGGACCAGTCGATCTCGTGGGACGCGATGGCCTCCCGCATGGTCGCCGAGGGAGACGGTGGCTACTGGCGGAACCCGGGCCTGTTCGGCGTGTCGGTGGTGGACCGGATCTTCCGGCATTGCGGCTGGTACGCGACGCCCTACCGGATCCCGGGCACGATTGTGTCTGCCCCCATGCAGGGGTCGGCGTGGCCGGAGGCCGGGAAGCTGGACCGTGCGGAACGCCTGTCCGTCCCGGGGGCCGCGCCGGGCTGGATCACGTCCCCCTGGGGGATGCAGGCCAGAGACGCGACGCTGACCTACACGCCGATCGCGCAACGGGCCATCTCCGACAACGGCCTCGAGATCACCACCATGCTCCCGCCGGACTCGGGCACCGCCCGCATCGTGTGCTGGTTCGCCGGTCGCCGCGTCCAGCTGGTCTGGTCGGACGTCCAGGTGTTCGTGTCCGTCGAGCAGCCCGTCGGATCATTCGCGAACGTGGTCACGCTCTCCCGCACCGCGATCGGGACGGACGAGGCGATCACCGCGCGGGTCACCCGCCGCGCTGCGGGCCGTGTCGTCGTGGAGATCCGCACCAACCGGGGCACCACGTCGGGCACCGGCGAGACGGCGCTGACCGACGGCGTCATGACCAGCAACCTGGAGACCGTCTCCGTGTACGGCGAGGGCCGGATCGGCGCGTTTCAGGTGTCCTTCCCCTCCGTGCCGTTCAGCATCCAGGGGTGGCGCCCGTCAGCGGTCATCCATGCCCGCGCCGGGATCCCCAACCGTCTGCAGGTGCTTCCGCCGGCGGAGGGTGAGAACTGCGCGGACATGCTCGAGCAGCTCGCGACAGCAGAGTATGCGACCTACTGGATCGATGAGACCGGGGTCCTGCAATGGTGGGACCTCGACCGGCTCGCCGCCCGCGGATCCGTCGCGACCCTCACGACCGCGGACCACGTCACGGCGATGAAGTGGTCGAACAGTCTCGCGTCGGTCTACTCCCGTGTCGTCGTGAAATGGAAGACGACTGCCCTGTCTGTGTCCTTCAAGGAACGGATCGACCTGTGGCAGGGCAACGGGGAGACGATCTCCCCCGGCGACACCCTCGAGGACTTCATCACCGCCCCGGACAACGAAGTGTGGCTGATGCCGGACCTGGCGTTCACGCGCGCCGGCTCCGTCGGCTACTCGTTCGACTTCAATCACGCGATCGGGTCGTTCTTCGGTGGCGTCGTGCCCGGCGAGGGCGACACCCCGGACTACTGGTCCTCGACCGCCGGAGTCCTCGGGTTCACCATCCAAAAAATCACCGACGCCGCCTTCAAGACCACCACCACATGGAACGGCACGGCGACGGTGGTCGCCCGCACCCTGGACTCCGAGGCCGAATCCGCCCTGTGGAGAATCCGCCGCTCGTTCAACCTGCCGATCCTCCGGGGCCGGATGAAGTACATCCTCAACGACGCGGCGACCACATCCACCCAGTCGGGCCCGGCGGGCACGCAGGAGATGACGGTCGATGTCGGCCGGTGGATCCAGTACGAGGACGAGGCACAGAACCTCGCGGACCGTCTTGCCGGCGTCGTCACCACGCCTTCCCCGGAGCTGTCCGACGTCAGCATCGTCCCCGCGCCCGGCCTGCAGTTGGGCGACAAGATCACCATCAGCGACCCCCTGATCTCACGACTGACCTATCAGGGCGTCATCTACGCCGACTCGCGGTCGATCTCCACCAGCGGTAGCGGTCTGGACATGACGCACACCATCCGCTTCCGGCCCACGGCGGTGTCCCGCAATGGCGGCGCCACGTGGGCGGAGTGGGCCAGCACGGTCCGGCCGGACACGTGGAAGCAATGGGCCGCCGACCAGGGCGGCACCTGGAACCAGTGGGGAGCGGATCCCCTCGGAGCGGAGGACTGACATGGCCGAGACCCTGCCCAACGGTGTCGTGGTGCCCAATGCGGACGGCGGCGAAACGATCAGCGTCACCGGTGTGGCGGAGACCCGCGCCCTCGGCGCGTCGGTCGATGCGCAGCTGGCGGTGCTGCTGGCCGGCATGGGTGCTGGCGGATGGAAGGCCGAGGAGATCGGCACCCGCCACCTCGATCAGATGAAGACCCCGGGCGTGTACTGGCAGTCCTACGCCAACTACGCGACCACCGCGCAGGGCTACCCCTACCCGCGGGCAGGGCACCTGATCGTCACCGCCAACACCCTGGGCACCCAGGTCACCCAGCGGTATGTCACGTTCGACCCGAACGCAAACGCGCGCTGGTCCACCCGCAACTACTACGGGACCTGGGACCAGTGGCGCGACATTCCCCTGGGCGGCCAGGACACCGACGACGATGAGGAGGCAAGCCCGGTCTTCCGGGGCGTCGTCGCCTCCGGTACGGACGTGAACACTCTGCGCGAGCCCGGCATCTACTCGGTGCCGACCGTCGCCGTCGCCGGCACCCTGCTGAACTTCCCCACGAAGCGGGCAGCCACCATCGAGGTGTGGTCCAACGACGGTTCGGCGATGACGTCGCAGCGGGTCGTCGCGATGGTGTCTGCGACCGCCCCCGCGGAGATCTATGACCGGGCGACGCTGTCGGCGCTGAACACGTCGTGGGGGCCGTGGTCGTCTCCGGAATGGATCAAGGGCAAGATCGCTGGGACCGCTGACGCCCCGGTGAACATCGACACCTACCGGACGCCGGGAGCATGGGCGATCACGACTCGCTCCAACATCTCCGGTCTTCCCGGTAGTGGGCTCGGCCTGCTCGAGGTCGTCACGAACCAGGGGTTCTCCCTGTCGATGCAGCGGTTCACCGAGCGCGTCGCCAACGACGACATTCGCGTCTGGCATCGCTACTCCCTCTCGACGGGCGGCTGGACCGGCATCGAGTGGGACCTGCTGAACGAGCCCGCGGCTGCAGGCGGCGGGGGCGGCACGGCCAACTCTGGCCGCGCTGTCCAGGCGGACGTGCAGACCTCCGACCACGCCGCCCGCGTGGAGTACGCGCGGGCGCGGCGCGGTGGCGGCATCGGCACCAACGGCGTCCCTGTGGTCATGATCCGCTTCGATCACTGGCTGGTGGCGTTCCGCGACAAGTGCCTGCCCGCCCTGCAGGACAACTCCCTCGTGGGCACCCTGAACGTCAACTACGACAACCTGGGCAATGAGCAGAACGGCGGCGGCTCGATCACGTGGGAGCACGTGCAGGCGTGGAACCAGTACGACGGCATCGAGATCGCCAACCACGGGTCCACGCACACGAACGTGAACACGCAGGCCGCGATCTACCACGAGATCGTCGACGGGCGCCGCAACCTCGAGAAGGCCATGCCGCGCGTGGCAGTGGAGACCTGGCAGGAACACGGCTCCGCCTACCTGATCGCCTCCGACATCGACGGCGACGAGGGCCTGGATCTCGGCCGGTCCCTGGAGGCGTTCACAGAGTCTTACGCGGGCCGGCTCGTCATGGGCGAGCACGCCATCGTGGAGGGCAAGATCGGCGGGTTCTATCCCCCGCTGACCGGTGAGCCGCAGATCGGCCAGTCCCACTTCTCAATCGACCGGCAGTCCAGCGACCAGACGATCAGCACGGTCCAGTTCGCCCAGCAGGTCAACCGAGGACTGACGATCTACCTCCACCCCGGCCTGCTCGACACCATCCTCGTGGGCACCCAGGCCTGGTCCGTGACGTACGGGCAGGACGGCTCCCGCACCGTGACCCCGTCCGGGGCGACCGGCGAGGTGCAGAACTTCCCCACGGATGCGGCGATGCGCGAGTGGGCCACCACCAACGGACACATCGTCTACCAGACCACCGACGACTTCCGCCGGGTGTGCGAGTGGCTCAAGGCCGAGAGGGACGCCGGACGGATCATGGTGATGTCGGCGGGCGGCGGGAACTTCGCCGACATCCACCACGGGCGCCGGGAGAACATCCTTATGCGCGGCTCCTGGTCCGGATCCGGCTGGACCCGCACCGGCGAAGGCGATGGCTACCAGGCCGTCTCCAACGGCAACGCCTCGACCATGTCTCAGGGAATGCTGCTGTTCACCCGGTTCGGGTGGGCGATGGGCGCGGCCCACGAGCTCGTGATCCAGGCGAAGGCAGACACGGCGACCACGCTCACCCTGTCCATGGAGCAGCTCGGCAACCCGGGCAACTGGAAGACGGAGCGGACGTTCGACGTCCCCGGCGACGGCATTCTTCGCACGTACCGCCTGAACCTCACTCTCCCGCGGGACCGGTCGATCACGCAGATGACCGCGCGGGTCGGAGGACCGAACCTGACCATCCAGGGCGAGCCACTGCTCGCCGCGATCTGAATGAAACGTGAGTTACGGGGCGGCTAGGCCCGGAAGGCTTTCTCCCACACGGTACGGAAACGCGGCTGGGTGAATGGGCGAAGGAACGGGTCCAGTGGCATGAACGCCTCCGGGTTGCGCTCGATCGTGTACGTGAGCGCGTTCTGGTCCAGCATCCAGCTGTTCGGCTGGGTCAGCCCATGCGCGAGGTAGCTCTGCACGTCGCTGACGATGTTCGTCTCGAGCGCGTCACGGTTCACGGCCAGGTTCCCCGCCATGTATCGCCGCCACGGCGAGAGGGCGTCGAATCCCCGACTCGTGGGAACAGCGAACGGAACGTGGGTGAGGCTCCGGAAGTATGAGCGCGGGTCTTCGTTTGTCGTGAGGTCGATGTCCATCACGTAGACGCTCGGGTATTGCTCGAGCAGCGCGTCGATCGCGAAGAACCGGGCGCACGCGTAGAACGTGCGCGGCTCCACGACTTCGGCCGGGACTGGTACCTCGTAGATGCGGACGTTGTCCGGTGCGCCCGATCGATTCATCACGGCAAGCGCGGTGCGGAACGCCTGCAGCTCCTCTACAGTGTCGCCGGAGTCGCCGCACAGGATGATGTTGTGGTCGACGTCGGGCATCTGCTGGGCGTAGTGCATGAGGATCGGCGCGTAGATGCGGAGGTAGTTCGCGTCGACGGACATGGCGACGGCCGTGTGGTTCCGTAATCCGCCGGGGTCGGCGGCGAAGACGCTCCGACGGATCGTGTCGGCGAGCTGCTCGGCGTTGTTGTCGATGTCCGGAGTGTCGAAGTAAGTGAGTGCCCCCATGTCGACGTACAGGGCTTTGATCGCGTCGGCTCCCTCTCGGGCCTTGGCGAACTCCCGTGAGGCGTCCTCGCGGGACACGACGCTGAGCACCTTCCCCCGTAGCGCGGCCACGGCCGCTTCGGCGGCGGGCATCGCGTACAGGTCGGGAACGCTTCCGACGCGTTCGCTCATGACCCCGAGCGCAGTCGTGGCTGTCCCAGTGAGGAGCTCTTCGATCGGGAACTGGGTCAGTCCATGCACGGCGTCAAGGGACGCCGCGAGGTAGCGAGTGGTGCGAGTGTCGACGGCCTCGTTGACGCGGAGCGCGACGTCGCGAGCGTTCAACAAAGAGCTGGCCGAGAAGTGCTTGGAGAGCCGTTCAGCGGTGCCACGGTTAAGCGTCCGGAGGGCGGTGCGGAACATGTTCGGCTCGGCTTCGCCGGCGCGGCGGATCACGTCGAGCGGCATGCCGTCGAGGTCTGTGCTGTGCCCGGCTCGAACGGCATCAATGACCTCGCCGGACGAGTCGAGCATCGTGTACTTCGAGGCGTCCCGCCAGCGGCCGTCGAGCTCACGCTGCAGCTTGTACTTCTGGGGCGCCTTCTCCTGGAGGACTTCGAGCATCCCCTCGAGCGTGATGGGGCTGAACGCGAACCCGTCGCCCGTCATGAAGACCACTCGACCAGCACCGATCGACGTAGCATGCGCCGCGATCTCGACTGCGCGCTCTTCCGAGGTCGCGGTCATTGGTCCGACCGCGTGTCTTCGGGAACCACGTACTTGGCGACCGTGCCATCGGTCCCGCACTGATGCCCGAGGTTCAAGAGTCCGGGAAGCGGCAGCCATACAGCTTCGCACTTCTCACAGGTGTATTCACCCGTGTCTACGTCAAGCACGCGCCCTCAAGCCCCCTTCGATCTACCCGCAGGTAGTCCCGTTCCTTGTCGGAACATAGCCAGGCGGGCGCGGGTGCGGGCTGGCTCCGGAGCATCGTGACCATTCCGGGGCCAAAAAGAGACATGTCCGTTATCGACTGCGTAGAGCCTGACACGTTCTGCCCACGCCCACCCTTCGAAGGAGCCCAGATGGACCTCGCAAGCATCAGCGATGACGAGTTCTATGCCCACAAGCGAGATGTGGACGAGGAATCCTCGCGCCGCACCCGCCGCAACGTCCTTCCGGAACAGATCGCCGCGATGATCCACGACGCCACGGACGCCGGGATCAGCGACTCGACGGTCCGGCAGACCGTGGAGACAGCCCTCAAGGACACCGATGAATGACCCCACGGACCGTCACGACGGCGGCGTAGACCTATACGAGGTCGACGAAGACGACCCCTGGATCACGGACGACCAGATCGACGCCTGACCAACCCCCGCAGCACCAAGGCCCCTTCGCCACACGGCAGGGGTCTTTCTCATGCCCACTCGGAAAGGACGACTGTCGTGGTCACCTACAGCAAAATGCCCGCCTCGTGGTCGAACAAGAAGAAGGTCGAACGGCTCCGCAAGGACGCATTCGACTCGCTGACCCGGATGCTGCCGCGCGCCGTTGCCGAGACCGGGGCGAACTTCTCGATCTGGTCGGCGCTGCGCACCCACGCTGATCAAGTTGCCCTGTTCACGGCGAACTACACGCCCGCAGGCCGCGGCCGCACCCTGTCCACCGACCGCTCCTATCAGGGGCGGATCTGGAAGCGAAAGGCCGGCGGGGTCTCCGTCGCGTCCCCCGATCTCGGGTCGAACCATGAAGACGGTCTCGCCGTCGACATTCACCCCGCTGCCATCCAGGCGTGGATCAAGACCAACGGCCTCCGGTTCGGGTGGTCCTGGGACGAGGGCCGCCGCGTGGGCGAGAACTGGCACTTCCGCTACATCGCCTCGAAGGACCAGTACACGTCCGAGGGCCGCCTGAATCACTACGACGTGCAGAAAGCCCTCGGTGTCACGGCTGACGGGAAGATCGGCACGGGAACCGTCGCGAAGATCAAGGCGTTCCAGAAGGCGCACGGGCTGACGGTGGACGGGAAAATCGGTCCAGCCACGAAGAAGAAGCTGCTGGCGGGAAAAGGTGACGCCCCGGCAGTGACCACTGCCGGGGCAACGACGACCGCGAAGCCCGCCACCGTCGTCGCGTCGGCCACGCCCGGATGGATGCCCGGCGCGGACCGCTCGCAGACCTGGACGGGCAACTCCCACAAGGCACCGGTCACGAAGATCGTCCTGCACACCACCGAGGGCGGCTCGTGGCCCACCTACGGGGGCGGTGGATCTGCACCTCACTTCACCGTTCACCGCGATGGCACCGTGCGCCAGCACATCGAGACGACCAAGTCGGCGAAGGCGCTCGAGCATCCTGCCGGGACGCCGGAGACGAACAACGGTGGTTGCATCCAGATCGAGTTCATCGGCTCCTGCGACCGCGCCTACGCCGTGAAGAACGGGTTGTTCTTCACCGAGGACGCCCAGGATCAGGACCTCGCTGGACTCGCCTCCGTGCTCGCGTGGATCTCCGCCGCACACGGCATCCCGCTGACCGCGGATGGTCTCTCCTGGCCGACCACGAACGCCGCCTACACGACCGCTCCGCAGCGCATGTCTGCCTCGCAGTGGGCGGCGTACACGGGTGTCTGCGGACACACGCACGTCGTGGCCAACTCGCACTGGGACCCCGGCGCGTTCCCCGTCGCCCGGCTGCTCGACCTCGCCGGCGGCGCGCCCGCCGCTGTCACCGGCAAGCCCGTCACCACTCCCACGTCCTCGGTCACGCTGCCCGAGGGGAAGGCGCTACTGATGAAGCTCAAGGATCTGCCTGACTTCCCGCTCCTGCGAACGTCGGAGCACAAGTGTTACTACGGCGACGAGTCGAAGCTCGAGGCCGTCTCCGGCAAATCCGCGAACTCCCTCGTGCCCGGGGAGATCTTCGGATCCGGGAAGTCCTCCGGCGCGCACGGCCTCAAGGCCTGGCAGAAGAAGGTCGGCATCACCGCCGACGGCCGCTTCGGCCCCGGCACCGACAAGGCCGCCCGCACCCTGCAGGCGAAGGCCGGCCTCACCGTGGACGGGAAGATCGGCCCGACGACGTTCTTCGCGGCGTGGTTGGCGTGAGCCGCGAGGTCACCGACACGGGCTCCATCGAGTCCCCCGTCGGAGTCATCGGCCACGTCCTGGCCCGCAACCGCACCTGGGCGTTGCGCTACATGGGCGGCAAGGGGCTGGCGATCGCCCTGATCGGTCTTTCGTGGATCGTGCAGCCCTCCGCTGGGCGAGCCGCGGGTATCGAGTGGATGGACCTGATCCAGCCCTGGATGATTGGCGGCGTGTGGATGCTGGCCGGACTGTGGGCCGCCGTCGCCTCTCGCACCCGGGCCCTGGCGCTGCACAAGGTGGCTTGGTTCGGGTTGATCGCCACTCCCGCGATCACGGCGCTCTACTTCACCGTGTCGTGGGTGTACGCCCTGCTGCCCGTCGACGGTGGCTCCCAGCGCGGCTGGATCACGGCCGCGTCTTACGTCGCCTTCTCGATGGCCTATTGCGTGGCGCGACTGCACTTGGAATCGGAGGAGATCTCCGAGGCGTGGGGTGATGACTGAATGGACTCCACCATCATCGGCATCATCGTCTCCGCCGCCGTCACGATCGGCGGCGCCTGGATCGGGTTGAAGGCGACCCGGTCTACGAACCAGGGCACCGACCTCGCCCAGGCAGCCAGCTACTGGAAGTCCGCGGTCGAGCGGCAGGACATCAAGATCGCGGCGATGGACGAAAAAATCGAGGTGGTCACTACGGAGAACCGGACCTACCGTCGCACCCTCGTCGGCGTCATCGAGCGGCTGCAGCGCGTCCCGCCGCCCGCGCACACCCTCGTCCTGGAGTACATCCACGACAACGTCCCATCCCTCAAGGAGAAGTCATGACTGGCACCCGCACTCCTGTCGTCCGATCCGAGCCCGCTGTCACCATCGGCAGCCTGTCCGCGGTCATCTCCGCGGTCATCGCCCTCGTCGTCGTCCTCGGCGTGAATCTTCCCGAGGGCCTCGAGGCCGCGATCATCGGTGTCGTCGCTGCCGCCGGCCCCATCGTTGCCGGGCTCATCTCCCGCACGAAGGTCACGGCGAACTCCAACGTCGTCGAGTCCATCCGAGGCGCGACGGTCGTGGCCGGGCAGGCATCCGAGCTCGCCACCGGCACCAAGGTCCGTGACGTCGGCGCCCTCGAGGGTGTCCCGGACGCTGAGGCTGCACTGACCGCCGACGAGGCCGGGCAGGTCGATCAGGCGGTTCGCGCCCACACGCATCGGGCAGGCGACGATGGCTGACTATCAGTGCGAGGAGTGCGGCGCCCAGTACGGATCTGCTGCGGCAGCAGAGCGGTGTGCTTTCTCGGACGCGGACGCCGACCGTGCTGAACGCGCCCGGCAGCGCCACCGCTGACATACCGTGGCCCTAGGGCGGCCATCGGGGGCTCCGGTAGGGGCTGGTCGCCTCGAGCGGGGTCGTCGCTCCGCTCAAAGTGCCCTCACCTCCTTCCTCGAGATGAGGGCACTTTCCGCAAGTTGTCCCGATTGGTCCCATACAGATCAGTCGCGGCGTACGCTGATTCGTGGCGGCTTCTCCTGACTGAAACCCGGGAGGACTCCGCTGGAGTGACACAGAGAACGCCCCCATCTCCCGTCTTTGGGGGGTGGGGGCGCTTTCTTGCGCCTGAGCGCTCATTGGTTGAGCGTGGCGCGCACGGGGAACCTCCCGCCCTATACCGTGCCGGTGCGGTTCGTAGGCGTCTCTTCCTTCTCTCCGGTCTGAGGAGCACAGCCTCGCCGCGGCCCTCGCCCGCCTCCAGTGGTGGCTGGCGGGCGAGGGCACCTAGCGATACCTCGTGAGCCGGCGTACTCTTCCAGGCGATGGCAGCCCAGACACACGGCCCTGGGAGGTCACCGCATCGCGGAGCATCATCGCTCCACACTGAGACGCCCCCATCTCCTCCGGAGATGAGGGCGTCTCGCACGTCGTGGGAGACTGACAGCGGAGGGGCGGCGCTCACGGTCTTGGGGGTGACGACGCCGCCTCTCCCTCCGCTTTCCCCAGCGCCCCATCTCCTACGGGAGGTGGGGCACTTTCGTGCATCCAGGTTCAGTCGGCGCGGCGACCTCGACCGGGTCGCTGGGCGTTCCAACGGTCGATCGTCTCGGGCAGCCAGCCACGTGCCGCGTTGTGGCGCGTGCCGGTGATCGCGTCCGGGGTGGGCAGCTTGTAGCGGGAGAGCGTCGCGGGCTTCACGCCGATCCGCTCGGCTACGTCGGCGCGGGCGAGGTAGTGGATCGTCATGCGTTCCTCTTGCTGAGCATCCACAGAGCGGTCACCTCCAAGCCGACGAACACGCCGAGGGTCGCGGTGGCCCAGATGGGCGCGTGGGCGAGGGGCGCGAGGGCGAGCAGGGCGGTGGTGCCGACTGCGGCAAGGGCGATGGGGGTGCGAGTGTTCATGATGGGGCTCCTCTCGTGCGAGGGGGAGGAAGCGCCCCGGGGTCGCCCCCGGGGCCGGTCAGTTACTTCCTGTGCTTCCCCTCTCGGGGCCGTAGCAGGTGGCCGATGGTCACGAGTGCTACGATCGCTCCAGGAAGGCTGACCAGGATTCCGATGATTTGCAGGATCATCGTCGTCCTCCTTCCTATCCCGCCCCCCGGCCTACCCGGGGGGCTTTTCCTGTCTTCGGGGGTCTCCCCCGTCCGACCCTCTTAGTATACATGAGCAATCATGTTTGTAGTGGAGTCCGGCGGCGTACATCACCTCCGCCCGGGATTCGCCGCCTTCCAGACCTTCACCCACCACGGGTCCGGACGCCGGCCGTGCCCGCGCTTCGTGCCCTCGAGGTGGATCCGCTCGAGCAGCCACCGCCGCAGATGCTCCTCGAGCTCGTCGTCCCAGCCGGACCACACGAGTGCCGTATAGACAATGGAGTCATCCGGCGTAGCGACCCGCACCGAGTAGCGAGGCAGCGTCTGGTCGCGGTGCCAGGGCATCGACTCCACGCGCGGACCGCGGATCGTGAGGCGGTAGCCGATGAGGACCGACGAGACGATCTGCTCGATCCGCTCCCCTGCCGCGTACTGGTCGAGATCGCTCAT